TAGTCAATTTAATATCTGCCGTGTGGGTGTTAACTGCGTACAACCAAATTTCATCAATCGTGGTAGCAGTTGTTGAAGCCGTGTGAATCGCTGTGCCAGCAGTTGAGGTAGCAGCGACAAGAATGCCAAGACCTGTTCCCGTTGTGCCTGCTGGTTGAAGTGCGAGTTTTGTGAAAGTTGCCATATATGTTCTCCTAAATCGTTACATTACCAAATTAAACTTAATACTTCTTGCTCAACCGTATCCCAACGGTCAAAAACCTGTAACTCCAACCACTCATCAGGGTCAGATGTATCGAAAGTTACAAGGTCATACAGGTTTGTAAAGTAATCGTTAGCCAAGTCACCAAGCGTAAACCCAACAGCACCTTGCTCTATGTACCAGTCACGCTCTAACGTGCCACGGTACTGCAAACCTTTGTCAGACCAGAACGCATACAGCAAGTCACCAAGGGTCTGACCGGCAGATGGATACGAGCCCGAAAGGGCCGTAAACATTGCATCATTAGTTGTCGCCATAATCCCTCACTTCAAACACCGCCATCTTCGGCTGTGCCCTGTCATCAATCCCGCACGCTGGACAAATCCAATGTGTTGCCACAGGTGGATACTCCTCGCCACACTCAGGACATTCAACCATGTTCACAATGCCTTCAAGTGTGTACGTTGAGCCTTCTCTCGCTCCGCTACCGCAGCGATTAAAGAATCCAACTCAGCATCAGAAAGTTCTGCTGCTTTCTTATTAGACTGAACCGTTACCGTAGGCGGAGCCATACGGTTTGTAGCCTGCAGATACAACTGTGCAGACTTGGTATCACCGTCAAGAGCCTTGGCATACAAAGTGTCTAGGAGTCGCTGAGTGCGCTCAGGCGACCCCTGAACTTCGTCCACCGCCGTTTTCCATTGGCTGACGAAGATTTCTTTTTTTTCCCAACGGCGGAGTGTTGTGACATTAACGCCAAGGTGTCCTGCCATCTTTTCTTTTGAAGATGGATTACGTTCAGATGGGGCTGTGCAAAGCCAATCTAAATACTCTTGCTGTTGTGCTGTGAGAGTTAACTCTTCGTTCTGTTTCATTGCTAATAAGGCAATTCGTTACGACCACTCTCAGTGTTGTGCCAGCCACTTAAAGATATGTAACGAACGGGGGGGAGGGTAGGGAGGGGGGGAAGGACAAGACTGTCTGAGCCACCCCATAAGGGTGGCGAACAACCAGTCCGACTAGCACAGTTTGAGAGGTAAACACATGGCAACTAAAAAAGCATTTTGGGATAAAAAAAACCCAAACAAAAAGTCAACCCCGTTGACCCCTGCACAAAAAGCATCTGCTAAAGCCCGTGCCAAAAAGGCTGGTCGCCCTTACCCAAACCTTGTAGACAACGCCGCAGCCAAAAGGTCAAGCCGTGGCTAAAACCGCAGCATGGCAACGCAAAGAAGGAAAGAACCCTAAAGGCGGACTTAACGCTAAAGGACGTGCATCCTACAAAGCCCAAACAGGTGGCACCCTAAAACCACCAGTGTCAGCCAAGGCTGCAAAGTCATCACCAGCCAAAGCCAAACGTAGGAAATCGTTTTGTGCACGTATGGGTGGTATGCCGGGGCCTATGAAGGACAAAAAGGGTAGACCAACCCGTAAGGCATTAGCCTTAAAAAAGTGGGATTGCTAATAAAAATAAGGAAAAGGTACCCTTTTTTTCTATCCCCCACCCCCTTTTAGAAATTAGTCTGTACGGCTACGGGCTAGAACCATCCATTGATGAAAGCCGTGCACCCCCACCCTATGCACCCACCCTGCTTGTGCGAGTGTTTGCGCCTGTTTGCGCTTATTCATCTATTTGCCCACACTTCTAGGGTAGGAACTGGTGCGCACACAGCGTTACCACTTGACAATGAAAGCGAGTAAAGCCTATGCCTGTTGTTTATTCCAATGGTGAAACGATGACTGACGATGAAGTACAGACATTGTTATTCCTAGTGAAGAAGAAGAAGTGCGTATGCGATAGTTGCGTAGAAGTTGCCCATTACCAATTTGAGACAATGGTTTGGTACAACGGTTACGGAATGGAAAATTGCAAAGGATTTATTGAGAGTCCGTTCGCATAACTAATCGGTAATGAATTCAGCAACATCAGTAAGACCATCTTATTGGTGTTGCTCATTGACTACCGAGTAGTCACTACTTAGTAAGACCGTCTTACTAACTAGCACAAATAGAAACAGAGATACATAATGACAACAGCACAAATCATCAACTTGACAAAGGTTGCTTACGCAAAGAACGAAGACGCTCGTGTCGCTCGTTGGAACTTGGGTAACGCATTGCTCAAAGAGTTCTATGTCAAGTCAAATGGCGAGTGGTTCACCAATCGTTCGCAAGATGCAGAAGCGCAGACCGTTTCGGAATTCGCAGAAGCAAATTGCAAGTTGGTTGGCAAGACCCACGAAGCGCTCAAGGTGTTCTACTCCGAGGCAATCAACTTTGCCAAGAAGCACAAGACCGTTGAGAGTGCAAAGAAGAATACAATCAAGAAGAAGAATGACAAGCCAAAGAAGTTCAGCGCAAAGGCTTCGGCTAACAGCGCAATCAATCGTCTTGGCGAAGATAATGCAGTAAAGATGGCAAAGGCAATTCTTGCCCTTGCTGGTGAATAACTAGTAAGACCGTCTTACTGATATCCACGGAAGTGGTGAGAGAACATCAAGTATTCCCCTGCTTGGTGTTCTCAACTCCACGGCTATGGCTGATGGAAAACATACACACATACAAACGAAAGAAGAAATTATGTCAAACAGTAAATCAGCAATTATCAACCGTATTGACCAACTCTCTGATAGTGATGAGATGTTCCAGTCAATGTTGGAAATGGTGTTCGGGTTTGCCGAGCCGATTGTCTCTGCTATCACAGAGCAAATCGTCTACGCATCACGACACATTGAGGGTGCGTTCAATCCAATGGCGGTGGCATCGTGAATTGGTTTGGATTGTTCACAATGGCAATGATTATCGTGCTACTCGTGTGGGGTTTCGCATATGAGTGGGGTTATGAGCAAGCAGAGAAAGATGTGCATATGTCCCGGCAGTGGGTTATGCGCAATCACCCAACGAATGGAGAGTGGGAATGAATAGCAGTACACGTTCATCGTTGTATGCAATGAGGAAAGACGAACTCGTTGAGTTCGCTTGGAAGATGGTCAATGCGTACAACGAATCACAGAGACAGCGTATTTATGCTGAAGAAATAATTGCGAAACTCAACAAAGAAACAGAGGAGAAGAAATGAAATCAGTGCAAGAAGTAATGGATGAGAAACAATTCTTTGAGATGGAGAATACTCATTGGTCAGTCAGTGGATACATACATTTAGTTCCCACTCAGCGAGTCCAAGATGTGATGAGTGAAGTTGATTCGGCTTTCACAGATATTTCAATTACCGATAAGAGAAGTGGTAACTCAATCTATGTTCCAGAGTTTGATGACTGGGGTTTTAGAGAAGTGCTTTGGAATTTCAGATGTGAAGCAGTTTATGCAAAGCACAACGAATGGAATGACGCTGTTCGTCACCACAAGAAGTACGACCTATTCGCTGCTTATCAAAATGCACTTGCCGATTACGCCTATGCAACAAGGTGGGACACCAATGAATAAAGAACCAGTGGCATTAGTGTTATCAGGCAAACGATTTAGAATCGTTCAACACTTTCACAACAGCAGAAACTTGGGTGAGAGTTGGTGGAAGACTCTGCAAAGAGTGTTTATGGGTTGGCTTCTAACAGATTATAGGTATGCACATTACCTAGATGACATTTGGGACGATGACAACTTTCTTAGTGTTGAAGAAACAACTAAGTTCTTGCAGGGACTTGGTTTAGTAGATGAAAACGGAAACATAATCACAGAGGAGAACAGCAATGACTGACCCATACATCAACAAACAATTCAAAGTAATTGAGGCAACACTCAAGAACGCCAAGATTGAAATTGAATTGTTGCGTGAAGAGAACGACAGGCTTGCAGAGATGCTTCAATTTATGTTGAAGAAGTCTGGCGATATCCACGCAGAGCAGACAGCGTAAATCCCCAATAGATATTGGGTATTTGACAGTAAGAACATCTTACTGGTGAGCGTTGAGATGGCATCTATCAATTTGACTTTGGTGGGTGCCATCAATTATGTTCATCGGCAATGAACAGAACTAGCACAACCGTGCCAGTACACATACAAAGAAAGATAGAGGTAGTTATGCCAAGACAAATACAAGAACCAGACGAAGACGGATACTATTCCTGTTTCTCATCGGGTTGCGATGACACAATCCACGAGAGTGACTCATACGAAAGTGATGATGGTTATTACTTCTGTTCCAATTCATGTCTCGATGATTACGAGCCAGCAGATGGAAGACTGATTCATGGTTACTCAGACAAGTTCCGTCTTGTGTTCTGTCACAAGGGTAATGAGTTCGGTAGTGCGTATCGTCTCGTTGATACTTACTCAACATCTAAGACCAATACTCTGACGCCAGAGTTATATATTGGTGCAGAGATTGAGACAGAGTGTGTCAATGGCGATTTGAACGCTGGTGCTCGTCATGTAATCAACACTTCTCGTATCGGTGATGTAGATGTTCTGCATCTCAAGAGCGATGCGTCACTTGGTTACGGATTCGAGATTGTTACTCAGCCCGGCACATTGGAGTTCTATATGAACGACTTCAAGTGGGAAGCATTGTCTGGTCTAAAGACAATGGGATTCCATTCGTGGAAAGCAAGTTCGTGCGGTTTGCATTTGCATCTGTCACGCAACTCGTTCATCAACGAAGCACACTTGATGAAGTTCATCTACTTCATATTCAAGAATCGTGAACCACTTGTCAAGTTCGCTGGTCGTGAGTCTCATCAGTTCGCTGCATTTGACATGAACCAGTTCCTCAACAGTTACAACGATTGGGATAGTCCCGATATGGTCAAGGGAACAACGCTTCTGTCAATGGCTAAAGGTTACGTGCATAACAATCGCCGTTACCTTGCTGTCAATTTGCAGAACTCAGCAACTATTGAGTTGCGTTTCTTCCGTCCATCACTCAACCCTGTGACTGTTCAGGCTGCTATGCAGTTTGCTCAAGCATCGTTTGAGTACACGAAAGATGTTGAGACACGACAGGCTGTGCAAGGCGGGTTGATGTTTCCCGCTTTCTCATCTTGGCTTACCGCAATCAACTCACCACGCTTTGAGATTCTTCGTAATCGCATTGCAGAGAAAGTAATCTAGTAAGACCGTCTTACTACACACATACACACACAAGCGTGGGGGCGCAAGCCCCCACAGAAAGGACACCATATGTGTCTACTTACACTCATTCCTGATTATGTCTCACCAGACATGGACAGGTTCAAGATTGCTGCTCAATCAAATCCTGATGGCTTTGGTTTCGCAATATCAACAGGCAAGAAACTTCACATTGTTCGCAGTATGGACTTTGAGG